GTTACAGCTCTAATCACTTCAGGCGTTATTTTGGTTGTTACGAAAGGTTTAGGGTTCTAAATGATTACTCCAGGAGCATTTGACATCACTTGTTTTCAAGGTGCAGACTTTGACCAACAGTTTGCTGTAACTCAGGGCGGTACAGCGTTGAACTGGACAGGCTATACAGCTCGTATGCAGGTTCGTGAAGCAGCCGATGCCACAGCGACACTACTTGATTTGAACACTAACGGTTCAGGTATCACTTTGGGTGGAACAGCAGGGACTATCACTGTTGTTGTTACTTCAACACAGTCAGCTGCTATCCCTTCAGGTAGTTTCGCTTATGACCTTGAACTTGTTTCTTCAGGTGCACAAGTAACAAGACTTTTGCAGGGTTCTTTCAATGTTGTAGGAAATGTGACCAGATGAGCAACACAAACATAACAACAACTACTGAAACAACTACTGTCGTTGTTGAAGAAAACATTGTCCGTATTGAACTAAATAACATTGGTGTTCAGGGTGTACCTGGGGCGAATAATGATCCTGTTTATGTGACTGTCCGTAACGCTACAGGAAGCCTAATCACTAAGGGAAGTATCGTTTATGTTTCTGGCGGTAATGGTACGCATACACAGGTAACTAAGGCTTTGGCTACTTCTGATGCTACTTCTGCACGTGTCTTGGGGTGGCTTGCTGCAGATATTGCGAATAACGCTGACGGTCTTTGCATGGTTGAAGGCTACCTTGATGGCGTTGATACTCAGGGCGTTACTGAAGGTGCTCAACTGTATCTGTCTGGGACTGTTGCAGGTGCTTATCAGGTGACTAAGCCTGTAGCCCCAATACATCTCGTTTATGTAGGTGTCGCTGTCAAGGCTTCTTCAGGTAATGGCAGGGTTTATGTCAAGGTTCAAAACGGTTATGAGTTGAATGAGCTGCACGATGTTTTGATTACTGCACCTACAAACAATCAGGTTTTAGCATACGACTCTGCAACACAACTTTGGAAGAATGCTACAAACGCTCCTGACGGTGTTACAAGCATCACTGCAGTATCGCCTTTAACAGGTGGCACTATAACTTCTACAGGTTCTATCGGTTTAGATCAAACTGCTCTAAGCATCACTAAATCACAGGTGTCAGATTTCACTTCAGGCACAGTAACTTCTGCTTCTACTGCTCAACAAGCAGGAACAGCTGTTTATGCAGTCAACGCAGGTACAGCAGTATATTCAACTACTTCGGGAACTGCTGTTTATTCTGCTAACTCAGGTACAGCTGTAACAATCTCAGGCACAATAACTAAATCTCAGGTAAGTGACTTTACTTCAGGCACAGTAGCCCAGGCAGATAACGCAACAACTTCGGGAACTGCTTTATTTGCTAACACTTCTGGAACGGCCACTTACAGCACCACATCTGGAACTGCACTAACGATTTCAGGTGACATTACACGTAGCCAAGTGTCAGACTTTACTTCAGGGACAGTTGCAAGTGCAGGCACAGCTCAACAAGCAGGTACAGCAGTATTTGCCACTAACGCTTCAACAGCTGTGAGCGTGTCAGGTTCAGCAATCACACAGTCACAAGTAGTCAACCTAGTAAGCGATCTAGCGAACACAGCCAAACTAAACACAGCCAACACGTTTACTGTAGGTGGACACACTATTGCTACAGGTGCAGATGCTAACAAGGGTTTAACAATAAACAGCAACGGAACAGCTCAATCTGCGGCTTTGTTAGATGTTGTTGGAACTACAGCACAAACGACTATTACTGGTGCAGGTTTATTTACAACTACCGCATCAGTTCAGACAACAGGTATTCGCAATCCATCTGTAGTTACAGTTTTATCTTTTAATACTGCAGGCATAAATGTTTTAAACAACAATTCAACTGCAGCAAACGTAGGTCAAGTTGTTCGTGGTGCTTCAGGTCAGACAGCAAACTTACAGGAATGGCAGTCAAATACTGGTGGAACAGCTTTATCAGTGAACAGTGCAGGTTTACTAACAGGCACAAGAGCATTTGCAGTGAATCAAACTAACTCTGGTGAAGCAATGTTTGTTCTTAGGGGTGCAGCATCACAGACAGGTGACACTCTTGCTGTTCGTGACTCTAGTGCAAACACTATTGCAGGTTTCAGTGCAACAGGCAGACTTTACGCAGGTGTATCAGGTAGCGGACAAACTTATTTAGGTACTTTAAATCTTGGTTCAGTAAACACTGTTGCAACACAGCTTGGTGTGGTTGCTGGAACTGCTACAACTGTTGGTGCTGTTATTCGTGGTGCTACGAGTCAATCGGCAGACTTGTTGCAACTACAGAATAGCGGCGGAACAGCAATGGTAAGAATTGCGTCTGATGGCCAGTTATTCACTTCAATAGCAAACTTTAGTAATATCAGAGGCCCAGATGGCTTGACTTCTTTTACTTTTGCTGCAGGTAGAAATGTGCAGTTCGGTTCTGCAACAGCATCTGTCGGTGGCGGTACAGCAGTTATTGGTATCGCTAACGCAACAACACTTCCAAGCTCTAACCCTACTGGTGGTGGTATCTTGTATGTTGATGCAGGTGCGTTGAAGTATCGTGGAAGTTCAGGAACAATAACAACACTAGGAGAAGCATAATGTCTGATTTTGAAGTATCTAATGAATACAAGCTACAAACACTAAACACTCGTTTAGAGCAGTTAAATGTTGAAGGTTGGCATAATGAAGAAGCTAAAACTGTTGCGACTGCTTTGGGTAACACTGAAGAAGTTGAACGTCTTACAGCGAACATAGAGATTATTAAGTCTGCGATTGTTGCAGTCAAGAGTCAGATCACAGATTTAGCGTAATAACTGTTTGATAAACTTAGGCTATGTCTAAGTATGTTGAACCTTTTAGCCCGAAACTTCGTAACGATGAGTTCGGCAATCTAGCACCTTATAGGAACGGTCGCCCACACAGGGGACAAGACTGGAGTCCTAAAGAACTCTCACCTATCAAGGCAAGTGCAACAGGCACAGTGTTTGCTTCAGAGTGGTCTGATGTCTTGGGTTGGTATGTTACTTATTCTGCAGTCCTAACAGACAATAAGGGTAAAGTGCATAACGTTTTCATTCAGGATGCTCACCTGGCAAAACAATCAGATCTAGTCAAAGGTGACAAAGTTGTTGCAGGGGAAACCATTATCGGCAAAGTTGGTGGGGGCAAATACAAGTCAGGCTCAGCTTCAACAGGTGCTCACCTACATCAAACAATCGGCAAAGCAAACAAGTCATGGAGCAACCCTGACGTACATTTGGCTGCCTACAAAGATTTACTCAACCCACTAAGTTTCGTATAAAGGAAATCATGAAAACCAAAATCACTACCAGAGTCAAAGCTGTAACCGATGTTCTAGCAATCCTTGCATGGCGTGGATTTGGTATCTTCCTGTTTATTCTTGGTGGGAGTGCTGGTGTAGGTGCAGCTCTAACAGGTAACTGGCTTGACGGTGTGATTATTGCTTGGGGAACACTCATGATCGGTGTTATCGGGGCTATCGGTTATGCGATTGCTACTACTGGCACTGTCACTAAAGCTGATGTTGCTAAGGCTTCAAACGATGCTATTCAAAAAGCCGAAAATCAGGCTAAACAGGTCAAAGACACTAAGTAGCGTACAGATACACGCTTTTAGGCTGTAAAACGCTTGTAGAGGCATTCTAGGGCTTATTTGACCCTAATCTGACTCGTAACGTCTAATCTTTTTACGTTGGTCAGGTGTTGTAGCACCCCAAATACCGTATTCTTCAAACATCCCCACTTTTAGGCACTTATCCATTACAGGGCATCGCATACAAATCTCACGTGCCGTTTCTATCGTTTCGTTTCTTATTCGGGGATGCGTGTTCGGGGCAAAATCTTCAGGAAAGAAAATCTCTGGCACTTGCTCACACTCCACCCCACCTAAATCTGTTATAGCTTCATGCAGATCTAAAGTAATACGATTTAGAAACAGTTTGTCAGTGGTCATACATAAACTCTAGGTATGAGTAAAGACAAAATACATGAAATCCTTGAAACTGCTATCAGTTTAGGTACACACGCAAATCA